ACCTTCTTAGCATCGCCGATCAGCAGCTCATTGGCCGCAACGGAATCCTCGATCTTGATGGCAGCGCCCAGAATGACGCCAGCGGCACCGGCCTGAGCGGAAGGCTGAAACACAGGGCGACCATTGGCATCGACCATGCCAACCAGATAGCTGTAAATGGTGGACCGCTTGCCGTATACCACAACATTGTCGGCCCGCTCCAGCAAGCCAAACGCCTTCGCCACTTCAGCAAAGGTCAGGGTGTCAGCCTTTGCACTGGAAATCTTATTGCCGGATGCCATATCAGTGTTGATCTGCGCCACCACATCATCCGCCATGGCCGCGCCCAGCTGGTCGGCAATCTCGTTGGTCAGGTACTCCTCCAGCGCCTCGACGCTCATACGCTCCATGGCATAGGTGATGTCCACGTGCTTGGAGAAATCCTTGCCGGACAGAACGACCTTAACAAAGGTGTTGTTCTCATCGTCATTGGCGGCATTCTCAGACACGCTCTTGGCTGCACCTGCAGTGATCGCAGTGTGCTTGATCACCTCGATGACAGTGCCAGTGCGGTAGATGGTAATGTCGCCCATGATGCTGTGCTGGGTGGACACCAGATCCCAGATGTTATTCAGGGTGGTGGTGGGCAGCACAGCCGCGGTGTTCGCAGTGGTGTGGACGAAAGCCGCCCGCTCCTCCTGGGTCATCTCAGCGCCCATCAGGTCCTTGAAGAAGGCGGAGCGATACTCGGGAGAGCTGGCATCATAGGTGCGCTCCTCACCCTGGTTGCCGGGCATGTCAAGAACGACACCGGCGCCGCCGGCAACAGCCTTGCGCAGTTCACTGCGCTTTTCAGCCTTGCGCAGCTCGTCCTTTCTGGCGTTCAGCTTGCGGACCTCTTCGGTCAGCGCGTCAAGGTCGGCACCCTCCGCATCCATCTCGGTGGCGATCTGGGCCATACGGGCCTCAATGTCAGCCATGGTCATGTTTTCGATTTTCATTTTGCTACCTCCATCATAAGTTTGATTTTTTTCTTCTTTTCCCGGCAAATCCGCTCCGATTCAAATTCAGAGATCACTCCATCGCTGAATTTCCGGGCGCTGATGCTGGTCATATCGTTGGCAGGAATGCTTACGGCAGACACATCATACAGCTTGCTGATCTTTGTGATCGTGCGGGTGTAAGTCACTGTACCAGCGTTTACGTCCTCGATGTATTCGCGTTTATCCTCCGCGACTACAAAGCCAAAGGACATCCTGTCGGTATATCCACCGGCAATCTCCTGGTGCAGCTTCTTACCTTCATCCGTGCCGGACAAATCGGCTCGGACCAATAGCCCCTTGCTGTCAATCGTCAGCTCCAGGGTCTTATTGCGTGTTCTGGCGAATACTCGCCCCTCGTGGTCATACTGGAAGATGACATCGCTCATATCGCACTCATCAAATGCGTGAGGATCCACCCGTTCGAGGAACTTGTAATTCTTGCTTTCATGCAGAACATACGGCTCGCCAAATGTGGTCGCATATCCTTCCACAATCAGCTTGCTGTCGTCCTGCGCGGCCCGGACCGCCATGGTCATAGAACGATACTCACGGCCATTGTCCAGCTTCTTTTGCATCTTCTCGGTCACTTAGTATCACCTTCACCTTTCTTCCCCCCGAGCAAGTAATACTCGCCGCGGATTGTATAGGCCTTCCCCTCACCGTTTGGCAGGGGCGGCAAATTCCAAATTTCTCTGATCTCGTCCCGATTCATAATGCCGCGGTCAGCCATGTCTCTGGACACATTCAGCTTGTCCGCATTGCTCATGTACTGGAGCCGGCTTGCGGTGGCCATGATGGACGCTGCGCCATTTCCCGGATTGTTCGCCTGGAGCATATTCGTTGCCACATCAGAGAACTGGATTGCAAACGGCTCAACACCGCCCTCATAAAAAGCGGACCACGCATCACCAAACGCCTTGTTCTGCAGAACATCGTCATTCGTCCCCGTGTAGGTGTAGACGCTTTCCTTTATGGATCGCATCTGCTCCGCATCCACAACATACGGCGTCCCGCTGATTTGTTTGACGTCGGTGTATGTATTCGGAAACAGCAGGAGGCCGCCACCCTCACCCGAGAGGTTTTCATCACTGAATCGCTTGCGTTCCTTTGCCAAATCCTCTGGTTTGCTGAAGTTTTTGATCTGCGCCATGAACCGATATGTCGCGGATGACTTCACCGCCTCTCTGATTCCCTGATTTTGAATATTGATGAGATCCAAAGTCGGGTACAGTGCTTTATTGCTCTCCCCGAAAAAGTCATCCTGGTATTGGAATTTGGTCATCAGGCCGCAGCGCCTCAGCTCCATGGCGGCCTTCCCTCCGCTTTTGAGCGTGTATCGCAACCACGGCTCTCCCGAATACTGTACGAGTTCGCATCGGTCCGGAAGCAGCGGGAACATGCCTGTCATCTCTTCATTCTCATTCAGCACCGGCACGATAAACGCATTGTTTTGCACGTCCAGAATGGTGGACAACCGGTAAAGGAACTGCCCCCAGGTTTGGAATCTGTTGGGCGCTTTTTCAAATTCCTTCAGCATCTTGAGATGTTTACTCCCTTGAACCGTAACGCGCAGCTTGCTTATGTGCGTAGCTCTGGCATGGATGCACGCGCGGATCAGTTCGCTCTCATAGATGCTGCCGCTGAAAGTTGTAAATACTGGCGTGTACGCAGTCAGCGTCTTGAAAAAACCCTGCGGCGATCCGGTTGGCTCCGGCCTCTTGAAGATGTAATCGAAAAGAGATCTTCTTTCCACATTTTCACTCCTCGTTCTTTAGTTGTTCCCCGATATCGACATACCACTTTTGGCGAACGGTCATGGCATCCAGCAGTGCCGCCGTGCCGTCAATGCGTGTGCGTGTCCCGATTTTAACGAGCTTCACCTTCTGCGATTCAACATCATTCTTCAGTGCCGAGTTGAGCAGGTGCGCTTTCAGCAGGTTGTTGTTCCCGATCCTGATGTTCCCGTCCTTGATCTGCCCCTCAAATTCCCGTATCACCGGGGTGAGGTTGTATCCCTGGTACACATCATCCATGTGGAAGCCATATTGTTTCATGTCCTCCACGAGGTATTGTGAGCTGTAGCGGTCATATCCGACCTGTAGCGGATATATCTGGTACTCCTCGATCAAGCGGCGAAACCAAACAAAGCAATCAGAATAGTCCACAAAATTTGTTCCTGACAAAGTGAGAACGCCTTGCTGTCGGAAGATTTCGTATGGAACACCGTCTGTCGCCGTTGCTTCCTCGATTTTGTTGGCCGGCATAAAGAAATGGCTGAACACATAGAGCTGGCCTTTCTTCTCAATGACCGCGCAGCAGCTTGTGAGGTCTGTTGTCTGCGACAGGTCTATACCGCCAACGCAATAGCTGTTTCGGAAGTCCTCAAGACTCAGGTCTTCCCCTCCGGCGTTATCCACGGTCTTATAGTCAAGCCACGCCTGAGAGCTGTTCTGTTTGATGTTGCAATACTTTGTGAGGAACTCCGCCTTTTTTGACAGGCTGCCCTCAGCAATGGCTATCTCCTCCAGCAGATAATCCACCGAAACGGATACGCCCAAATTCGGATTGCTCTTCCTCAGCTCGTTGATGTCGTTCCATTTCTCTACATCGTCGATCATGTACAGGAACGGGGCAAGCCGTTTCTCTTTCGAGCCACCCAAGAGGAATGATGTGCTTCGCTTGATCAGCTCATCATATATGCCGTCGTTTATGTACCCGGCTGTACTGATGGACAGCACCAACGGCTGCCTGCGTGCGCCCAGGGCGGACTTCATGACCTCATACTGCTTTAGGCCCGCGTCTCCCTGCCACGATGCAATCTCATCGCAAATCACCAGTTGCGGGTTAAAACCGTCAGACTTCTTCGCATTAAAGGCAATTGGCTTTACACTTGCATTGAGCTCCGCCACATAGATATCAGACCGCCGCTTCTTGGCCAGCTCGTCCAACTCCGGTTCTTTGCGCAGCATCTGGTAAAAGCCATCATAGACAATATTGGCCTGCTCCAGCTTTGGTGCCAGACAGTATATCTTCGCGCCATATTCGCCATCCAGATACGTCATATACGCAATGATGGCCGCCGCAAACAGGGTCTTTCCCTGCTTTCTGGAGACGATGATGACCGCCTCCCGGAACTGCCGGTTGCCATTGTGGTCCAGTATGCCGAAGAGGACTGAAACAATGGCCTTCTGCCACAGCTCCAGCTTTAGCAGATCGTCCCGTCCTTCACTGTGATGACAGAAGTTTTCTATGAACTTTATGGCCTTGTTGGCCTTTTTCTGGTCAAATACAAAGAGGCCTTGTTCCAGGCCCTTGATGATGTACTCGTACCACAGTCGGATCCAGCGCCCTACGACAATGGAGCCGTCTTGAATCCCCTGGTAGTATGCGAGGATGTAATTATTCATCCCTCAGTTTCCCCAGCTTGCTCTTGCTGTCCGGTTTCTCCTTCCCCAGGGTCTCGATAATGGTCAGCATGATTTGAGCCGTCCGATTTGCGCTGTCTGCGTGCTTCGGAAGCTCCTTGACCAGCGGATGTGCGTATATATTTTCCCGTCCTTTGACGTATTCTTTCGTGGCCATCAGGGTATCTTCCTCATCAAGCACCCGCTTTATGTTGTCAATTACCCGCTGCTGTAGCGCATATTGGTTTGCCGCCGCTTGAAACATGGCATTCTTCTCTACGCTGTACTTTTTTGCCATTTTTGTGAGCTGCTGCAGGACATCCGCGGCATCGCCGCTGTTCTTTTTGCGAGCCACTTCTGCCACCTCCGCTTTCCAAAAAAATTCCTGCACGCCTGCGGAGGAAAATGTAACTCCACCCGCCGGTCCCTTAGCCCCCCCCTCCCCCTTTTTTGATAGGGGGGTATAG